ATTACCGCGTTGGACATTACCGCGTGGGACATTGACGCGTGGGACATTAACGCGGAGGACATTAACGCGGAGGACATTGACGCGTTGGACATTAACGCGGGGAACATTACCGCGTGGGACATTAACGCGGAGGACATTAACGCGGGGAACATTACCGCGTGGGACATTAACGCAGGGGACATTAACGCGGGGAACATTACCGCGTGGGACATTAACGCGGAGGACATTACCGCGTGGGACATTACCGCGGGGAACATTAACGCGTGGGACATTAACGCAGGGGACATTAACGCGGAGGACATTGACGCGTTGGACATTAACGCGGAGGACATTAACGCAGGGGAACATTAACGCAGACCATATATCATATTATGCCGTATGCATAGCGCATGGGACTTTTAAATGTAAGTCAGTCAAAGGTCGACGCAAAAATGCCGTGCATATGTGTCTGGACGGAGAGATTGAGTATAAAGGAGAAGATGGGGAATGAAACGAAAACGCGGTAAAAAGAAAAACATAGTTCCAAATTGTAGTTGATGAATATGCGCCAACAGAAGATTATTTTTGGTGTGAGGGAAAGAGGTTTGAAGCATTATGACAACAGCAAACGCTATATTTTATGCGATATACATACCGCTGGTAATAGGGATATACATACTGTGGGTAATAGGCGAGCGGATAGAAAAGAAGCGTCAAAAAATGGAATGGAATAAAATGATGAAAGAGAAATCCGGTGTGATTTATATACCGATGCATGAGATTATGCGGATAGCGTGGGAGGTGAAACGGAGATGAACATAGAATTGCACAGCAAAATACTTAAAATTAGTGAACTGTGTATGAGTGTAAATCGACCAGCAGGACCGACCATTTTTACGGACTACGCCGGACATGTAGATTGTTTTACGGTGCAAATATTTGTTGGTGGTTGGGAAGAAAAGAACTTACCGGATGAAAATTATAGAATATGGATTAACGGTGGCGGTATAAATATCCTAGAGACAGATGAGTGTTTAAAATATCTTGAATTTTTAGAAGCGCGACAGAAAAAAGTAGAGTACAAAGAAAAAAGCCCGTGCGGGAACACGGACTAACGCAATATAGGTTATCTATATAATACACCTATATAATACACCCGGGAAGGGGATTTGTCAAGAGGTGATTTTATGGCAATGCATTGTATACATGGCGGCGAATGCAGCGGTTGTATGGCGTGCCAATGTGAGGCGGTCAAATATTGTCCCGAGTGCGGGGCAGAAGACCCAGAATATTTTTATACCTATCACGGCGAAACAATCGGGTGTGATGAATGTATCAGCCGTGTAGATTGGAACGACTGGGAGGAAGATAAAATTGAAGCCATATAAGAAGCTTGTTTCCACGGTAGATTTACCGCATGAAGAATGGCTTGGACATAGGCGTATGGGAATCGGTGGGAGTGATGCAGGGGCAGTACTTGGATTTAACCCATATAAAGGCGCATTTGCGGTTTATCAAGAAAAAGTGAACGGGTATATAGATGATTTGAGCAGCAAAGAATCGGTTTATTGGGGAAATGTCCTTGAGCCGGTTGTTATCAAAGAATTTGAAAAGCGTACAGGTAAAAAGGTGCAGCGTGTAAACGCGATATTGCAAAGCGTGGAATACCCGCACATGTTGGCAAATCTTGACGGAAAAATTGTAGGAGAGAACGCTATACTGGAATGCAAGACGGCTTCCTCCTATTTACAGGATGAATGGGACGGTGATGAAGTACCGGCGCACTACATTTGTCAATGTCAGCATTATATGGCGGTAACCGGGGCAGGCAGGGTGTATATAGCTTGTTTGATAGGCGGACAAAAATTTGTTTATAAATTTATAGAGCGAGACCAAGAATTTATTGATTGGCTAATAAACCAAGAAGGTAGTTTTTGGAAATATGTGACAGATAAGAATCCGCCAATGCCGGATGGAACTACCGCCACAGCTGCATATTTAGCAGAGGCATATCCGAACAGCAATGGCTCAGAACTAAAAGTAACCCAAAAAATTGCGGAAGAAATGGAAAAATGTAGAGCAGAAAAAGAAAAAATGAAAACGCTGAAACAATCCATTTTAAAGCATGAAAATGTTGTAAAAGCATTTTTGAAGGATACGGAAACAGGTATATCAGATAAGTATCGAGCGATTTGGAAACCGTATGTTGTAAAGCGGATTGATACAGGTCTCTTAAAAGATTTATACCCGGAAATATATGAAGAGTGCCTTTGTGAGAAGGCAATACGAAAATTTGAAATAAAGGAGATATAAATTATGGCAACAACTGAAAGCATGAAAAACCAACTACAGAAAAGCGAAAACCCCAAGACATTAAAAGACTATATGAAATCTTATGAAAATGAGATAGCGCGTGCCCTTCCGAGCGTCTTAACGCCGGAGAGGTTTTCCCGGATGATAATGACGGCAGTTTCAAAAACGCCAAAATTGGCACAGTGTACGCCAAACTCTTTTTTGGGTGCAATGCTGACAGCGGCACAATTAGGATTGGAGCCAAATACGCCGCTAGGTCAGGCATATTTGATTCCGTACGGCAAAGAGTGTCAGTTTCAGATTGGCTACAAAGGCATGATAGACCTTGCAAACCGCAGCGGCGAAATTAAAAATATAGAAGCGCACATTGTCTATGAAAAAGATGAATTTGACTTTGAATATGGGCTTGACAGCCGTTTGAAACATAAACCGTCAATGGAACCGGACAAAGGCTCTCCGGTATGGGTATATGCTGTTTATCGGCTGGTAAACGGCGGATACGGATTTGAAGTAATGAGTTATGATGATGTGATTGCACATGGGCGTAAATACAGCAAAACATTTAATAACGGTCCGTGGAAAACTAATCCTGATGAAATGGCGAAGAAAACAGTGCTGAAAAAGGTACTGAAATATGCTCCGCTGCGCTCTGATTTTGTGCGTGGTTTGGCACAAGATGAAACCAGCCAATCAATGGAAATTGATGATGATGGAGACATCAATATTATTTCAGATGATGTAGATACACCTACACCAGAGAATGCGATAGAAATTGACCCGGAGACCGGAGAAGTAGCACAGGAAAGCATGGATGTGTAAAATAAAATGGAAATGAGGGGCGATTTTGCCCCTCTCTAGGGGGATTCATATGTCAAAATATAGACAAGTACATACCACTTTTTGGAATGACCCATTTGTAGAAGATTTGGACGCTGCTCAAAAGTTATTTTATTTGTATCTTTTGACTAACCCCCAAACGACACAATGTGGTATCTATGAGATTAGTAAAAAGCGTATTTCGATAGACACAGGATACCCTATCGATAGGGTATCAGAACTGTTACAATACTGTATTGATAGTGGTAAGATACTGTATAGCGAGGACACAAAAGAACTATTTTTGCTTAATTGGCTGAAGCACAACTCTATAAAAAGTCCCAAAATATTGAGTTGTGTAAAAAATGAGCTGAAAAACGTGAAAAACACCGCATTTTTAGAGCGTTTCAATGAAATTTGCGATACCCTATCCATACCATATGCATACCCTATTGATAGGGGTGCTGGAAAGTTTATCGAAGAAAAAGAAGAAGAAAAAGAACAAGAACAAGAACAAGAACAAGAAGAAGAAAGGGCGGCGGATAGGGTATCTGAAAAAAATTGTAAAGCAATTTGTGAAAAAATGCAAAAGTGCTTTAATGAGCCGTTACCCTCACCACATAATGTCGAGTTGTTATTAAGCTTTACGAAAGACCAGAATAATGCGGTTTCGTTGGATATGGTTTTAAAAGCGATTGAGATAGCAGCGGAAAACAATAAGCCAAATACAGCATACGCGAAAGGAATATTGAATAACTGGAAATCCAAAGGGTACACCACCATTCAGCAGGTGGAACAGGAAAAAACGCAAAACAGTAAAAAAGATAATCAAAGTTTTGGATTTACGGGATTGTAGGGTGGTGATAGTATGACGCGAGAAGAAACAAGCGGCATTTTAAACACGTTGATAACAGTTTTTCCGCAAAGCTTCCGCCATTTGGAAAACGATGAACAAAAAAAAGTACTGTTAGACCAATGGTATGAAAATTTTAGTCGGTACCACTATGAGGACGTACATAATGCGGTGAACGTATACATTTCCGGCAGCAATTATGCACCAACGATTGCACAGATACGGGAAAAATTGAACGAGGATAGAAAATATAAAAGACACGCACCGGTAGAATGCGGCATATGCGGAGGAATTGGCGGCGTGATATATTACCGCTATCATACAGACGCGCCGATAGGCTGGTATGAACATATGGCGGTATGCACCTGTGAGGCAGGTGGGCGGTTACCGTTTAGAGACCGATTGGCATACAACGTAACGCAGCTTAAAAATTTGCTGAAGCATGACGATAAGTTTCGGCTTTCTATGCCGCTGAATCAGCAGCAGACACCGCCGGAGGAAATGGGAGAAAGTAAAATAGACGTGAAAAAGGTGATGGAAAGGCTTAAGGTGATGGTAAATGTTGAATAGAGTAATTTTAATGGGACGGCTCACGCGCGACCCGGAACTACGGACGACCGGGAGCGGCGTTAGTGTGGCTTCCTTTTCGCTTGCGGTAGACCGTGGTTATGCAAAAACAGGCGAAGAGCGGCAAACGGATTTTATAAATTGTGTAGCATGGCGCGGAACAGCGGATTTTGTGAGCAAATATTTCACCAAAGGCATGATGATGGTTGTCGAAGGCAGAATACAGTCCCGGAGTTGGGAAGATACATCCGGGAATAAACGGTATGCTACGGACGTTGTGGCGGAAAGCGTGCAGTTTGGAGAGAGCAAGAAGGCACGGGACGGCGCGGCAGCACAAAACGATTTTGATGTACCGGAGGGATTTGCAGTTGCGGAAGATGACGATACATTGCCATTTTGAGGGGTGATAAGCATGTGTTATTACAAGATTTGTGAAATATGTGGCGCACATTTAGACCCAAACGAAAAATGCGACTGCATAGAAAGGAGAAACAAGCATGGTCGAAATGACAATACCACTGCCACCAGTGACAAAAAAGAATCACCAAGAAATACGGCGCAACGCCAAAACGGGCAAGCCGTTTGTGGCACAGTCAAAGCAATATCGGGAGTATGAAGCAGCAGCGGGATTGTTTCTGCAACCGCTGGGCATTGACTATCCGGTGAACGTTAAGGCGGTATATTATATGCCAACCAGACGGCGGGTGGATTTGGTGAATCTACATAGTGCGTTACATGATGTGCTTGTAAAAGCCGGAGTTGTGACAGATGATAACTGTAAAATTATAGTGTCTACGGACGGAAGCCGCGTGGACTATGACAAAGACCACCCACGAACGGAAATTGAGATAAGGAGGGTGTAAAATGCCGAAAAAGACAAGCTTGACGCAGGGGCAGAGGGAATATATTATACGGCATTACATGGAAGAAACAGCGGAGAAAATCGCAGCGGAAATCGGGTCTACAAAAAGCATTGTAGTGAAATATGCAAACCAGCGCGGACTGCGGAAATACAGGAAAAATTATAGATATATACATACAGAGATTGCATTTATCCCGCCGAAACATCCGCAATATCCCGACTACACACCGGGACAGCGGATAAAGGTACCTACGCAATCGGGAGATAAAAGCTGGACAAGAATAACAAGGGGCGCAACGGTGCTGGAAGTATATAAAAAGAAACGCCGCGTATTGCTTGCGATAGACGGACAATGTCCGGGCGTGCAGTTGCGTTACGATGTAGATTATTTTGACCTGTGGGCGAATAGGGCGGTGGTGATATGATGTGATATATATACATAGTTGGAGCGGCGGCAAAGATAGTACGGCAAGTATTATATTAGACCATATACACGGGTTGCCGCCATCTAAAATCATTATGAGTGAGGTTATGTTTGATAAAAGTCGCGGTATAAGCGGCGAACTGCCAGAACATATGGAATGGGTACACAATAAAGCAATTCCGCTATTTCAACGATGGGGATATGAAGTTGAAATTTTACGAGCTAAAAAAGATTATTTAGATTTATTCTATCACGTTATAGAAAAATCAAAACATAAAGAACGCATAGGCAAGTATGCAGGCTTTCCGATTGCGGGTATGTGTGCCATAAATAGATATTGTAAAGTAAAGCCGATAACAGATTATTATAAAAATGTCAATGAAGTCTATACGCAATATGTTGGAATAGCGATTGATGAGCCAATCCGTCTTAAAAGGCTAAAAGGCACAAATAAAGTATCGTTGCTTGAACGATACAGATATACGGAAAAAATGTCATATGAATTAGACAAACAGTATGATTTGTTATCGCCTATATATGGATTTACAAAGCGCGGCGGCTGTTGGTTTTGCCCTAATGCTAAATATGCGGAATTTGCGTATATAAAAAAAACTCATCCAAAACTATGGGACGAATTAGAAAAACTATCAGTCGTTGATAATCTTGTATCACCTTGCTTTAAATATGGTGAAACATTAGGCGAAGTTGATAAAAAAATAGACGCTATTATTAACCAAATAACTTTTGATGAGGTGTGGGATGGATAAATTTAAAAAAGCATATTCACGTGGCTGCCGGGGTTGTGGAAATCCGACTTGCCGATACTGTGGCGACTTTACCAAGAAAGATAAAAAGATTTTGCGAAGATTGGGCAGACGTAGATTAAAAGCGGCAGCGAGAGCGGAGATAAAGGACAAGTATTGATGGAGGGAATATGAATGGAGATAAATGTCTGGGAGAAAATAACAGATAACTTGTCAAAAGCATTTGATGGTAGCGGAGCGCCATATATAGACGATATATGTAGATTATCTAGGTCTGGGTGGGCGGCTGCACATATAAGCTGGTGGATTGATGGAATTTTTGAAATCTTAGAAGAACTTATCAACGCAGGATATGCAAAAACTAATAACAAGGAGTATTTATTGCAAGCAGTGGTATTGATGGAGGGAATATGAGATGGAATATAAATATCATATACACATTAACATTAAGGGAGCAATGCGCAACGCCGAGGCATTTATCGGGGCTGTTATTGTAGACGGCAAGATGCTACAAACAGCCGAAGAAGTAAAGCAGTGTTTTCAAAGCCAATTAGACCTAGGGCGCAGAATATTACCTGTTGGAGAATGTGATAATTTTGATTATCAGAGAGGATGCAGGGGGCATGAGATAAAGGAGGATAAACAGAATGGATAGAGAGATATTATTTAGGGGTAAACGGGTAGATAATGGAGAGTGGGTAAAAGGCTATCTTGTCGTTTGTGATAAGCACTATTATATCTTAACGGGTAAAATCGACATCATTAATGGATTTCCGCAATTTGAGCATTACTTAGTTATTCCCGAAACAGTCGGACAGTACACAGGATTGACGGATAAGCGCGGCAAGAAGATATTTGATGGGGATATTGTCAAATTTAAACACGGAGGAGAATTTGCGGAAAAAGGGATTTATTTCCGGAACTATGTGGTTGAATACATTAATACGTTTGTAACATATGGACTTAGATTGAGGAATAAAAATATTCATTTTCTGTTTAAGCAATCAACGGCAACTATGCATGGCGCTATAATTATCGGAAATATCCACGATAACCAAGAATTGTTGGAGGTGCAGAATGGATAAAATCTGTAATGAGTGTGTCTATGATTACCCGCATTTGGAGTGTATAAATTGCGGGTCTAAGCATTGGCATTTTAAGGCAAAAAAGGAAAATGAATGTGAGTATTGCAAAGGACGTACTCACCCACGCTACACGATAAATCAACCAAAATTTAATTATTGTCCGATGTGCGGGCGGAAGTTGGAGGATTGATAGAATGGATAGATTGACAAAGAGAATAAAAGGCATTGTGGTGTACACGTGCGGAAAATATGAAGATACAACGCCGGGAGAAATGGAATCGTGGGATGTTAGAGATGTTATAACGAGACTAGCGGAATACGAGGATACCGGATTGACACCGGAAGAAATAAAGGAGCACGAAGAAATATTTGCAGCGTATCGTCATGTGTGCGGAGGTCGCCTGCCGGAAGAGGTTAAAAGGGCACTGAAACTATTAGATGAAACGAATGAAGACCTGATGGCGCATGGAAAGTGGAAAAGAGTAGAGGACGGTCGCGCATATTGGTTTGCTTGCTCTGAGTGCGGGGAGATGACACCTAAAAGTCAATGGGGAGATAATGATTTTTCAGAATATTGTCCTAACTGTGGGGCGAAGATGGACGAAGAAAGAGAGTGACGGAGAATGAACCAACGTGAAAAATTGATAGAATTGTTGAATGGATGGGCAAAAGAAAATAATGATGGCATACATGCTGATAGTGTGGCGGATTATCTACTTGCAAATGGTGTGGTAGTGCTGCCGTGCAAGGTGGGGGATACGGTATATGTTATATCCAAATGCAAGGATATACGTATGTATTACGATAACGATTATTTCGATGGAACAGGTGCAAGTGAGTGTCCATTTGAAAATGTGTGCGAGTATGAGGACTGTTCAGACGAAAATGTAAGGATTTTTGAAACAACAGTAACTGGATTTACGTATGAGAACCATGAATATCCATTAAGTTTTCACACCTTTTTAGAAGGTTTGAATGTTGAAGATGACTGTTGGGGAAAAACCGTATTTCTCACACGCGAGGAAGCAGAAGCTGCACTGGAAAGGATGAATAATAGCAACGGTTGAAAAAGTATTACATTGCAGCCATAAAGATTTGGAGTATTAAGCCAAGGGAGGATTGTAAATGAGAAAAGATATTGATATAAAAGATACAGTAAATAAAGCAATAAGATATGTTAAATATAATCCGTGCTGTATTTGCTCCTTGGAAGGAAGATGTGGCGTAAAATATAAGGGCACTTGCAAGGTATTAAGGCAACTCAGAATCAGGTTGTTTTCGGTAAAAGAGATAGGGCGGGACGAAGTGTAAATGGTAAGATTTTTAGGGAGGTTCATAATGCCGAGAAATTATCAAGTCAAAGGTAAATATCATATTGAAGACCATTTCTTATATATGGAAATGATGAATCTCGTAAAAGGATATAATGAATTGCGCGGACGCAAAACAAAAATCCTCTATGGAAGCCCTGCCCCGCCGGACGGTATGCCGCGTAGCGGTAAAGTAGGAAATCCAACGGAAGATAAAGCGATTGTCTTAGCAAATATAGACAGCAGAATTGAAGCAATTCAGGAAGTTATGGCGGAACTACAATGTAAATACGAAAATACATATACAGGAGAACCCTTTGAACCGTATGAAGCATTTATGGACTATGGTGTGTTTTGTTACTACAGAAGCCGCGATGGAGAAAATGAAGCCCCATCTCAAAAAACGTGGAGTAGATATAGAAGCGAATTTTTATATAAGTTGGCAAAAAAATTAAAACTTTTTTAAAATAATGTCCTTTTGGGAAAAAAATCCGTGTTATAATGGTACTGTGGATAAATGGGAGACAGTCATACTCCCGAATCCATCCGTAAATTAAAATAGCCGCGCTTCTTTCTCCTTTCGGCGCGGTAAAGACAAAGCCCCACGCGGGCAATAATTGATAAAAGCGGCTCTTAATGGGTCGCTTTTTTACATAGAGCCGGACTTGACAATAGCCGGAGGCAGGGCTTGGCGGGTACACTTATGGAGGGGGGGATGGGGGGGACAAATAAAAGTAAAACAAAAAACATTT